GCCTTTTGCGGGCCAGTTACCTCTGTTTCATAGCATAATAGCAAAAATCTTACGCTAAATAAGCTGTGGATAAGCCTTTAGTTGGTCGATTGCGTTCTCGAATTTTTCTAAAATCCTAGGCGTTTGTGCTAGCATAGTACTTTGTTCTCGCTTCATATAGACAGCGGAATCCGAGGCAGGTAGAAGAACATTCCGAAAGGAAGGTTCCCACCGGCCCTGGTACAAAGTATCTATGACGTACGCACGCTTCATGGATTTAAGATAATCCTCCGTGATCAACCCCCAAACAAATAAATGGGGAATCGACTCAGGCAGAGAGGTAATATCACACTCGTCCTGGCTCTGCTCGAAGCCCGTAATAGCAATACAGAGATTTTCGGCATAAACGCCTAATGGTCTCTTAACTATTGTGGGCTCCGTAAGAGCAGAAGCTGAATCCGCGAATGTCTGCATAACACAAGAAAGAAGGATATTGAAAATCTTTTCCTTACCTTCCTCCCCTTGTAACCTTGCGGCCACTTGAGGTGAAATCTGCTCCACAAAAGGAAGCAATTCCAGTGCATCAGAATTCATCTGAAGGATGGTTATTATTAACCATATTTTCTCCATACGGTTGACCCAGCGTGTTCTTATGGAACGCCGGATCCCGGTTAGGCGAAAATATTCAGCCCAGGACTTAATCCCATCATTTGGTGAAAACCAGCCCTTAGCTGAAGCGTTCATGTATACGGAAACAGCGCCGACAGTTTTACTGTCACGCTCTTCCCACATGGCCGCTAAAGGAAAGGGGGTAATGTCTGAACCACACCATCTGAGTCGCTTAGCGAACTCTAGAAAGTGTGGACTGACATGAGTTTTCTCCTTAGACCAAGTAACTCCCAATAATCTGATTAGTCGACAGTACTCTAATGCAAGCTTACGATGACGAATAACTAAATCGTCACCAAGCATAGCATAAGGTGCAGTCTTCCAATCAATGCCTATATTTTTACAGGCCTTCCATACCACAAAGTGGTGTGAAAGTGTTGTGGAGTTCCAGCTGGAATATGCTCCCATAGGGTTGCCTACTTGATATGAAATTTCTTTCTTATCGTATTGAAATGGCATGGTCATTATATCTAGCCAAGCGGTTGCTTTTGCAGAACCGATCTTAGCTCGAAGTAATTTCCAATTAACTTCAACAGGAAACCTATCAGTAAAGGCCGTAAGGTCTATACTATAGTACATTTCTGTACCCGTGAGAGTATTCTCAAAACCAGTTTGATCAAATGTATAATCTTGATTGATCTTCTTCAAAGCGTCGAATAAGTATAGATGCAGCGGTCGAAGAGCAGTCTGAGAAAAGTAGTCGAAAAACGCTACTTCTCTTGTCTTGCCCTCGCGATCCGCAAAAACATAAAGTTTTCGCATTATACCTTCTTCGCAAGGAAGAATCTCTTTCAAGGGTCCCAAGTAACATAATATGGTATCAATGTATTGTGAAAGTTTCTTTCCACCTAAAGTTCTTAATCTATCTAATAAAAAACTTGAATTTAGATAGATGGTGTAAAGATCACTTAAACTCTGCATTAAACCATGCCCGTTAGGGCCAGCTTTCGCTGTTTTATGGTACGCTTGGAACTCTATACGTTTGACAGGTCTATGACGAGGATCATATCCAAGATCCGACCAAAACAGTTTATAGTCTCGACGACTAAAAGGGCAGTCCTTCATTTTGGAGGCACCCGTAATAGTCGCGAAACTAGCAACTGCTTCGGTCTTTAAGACTCGACTGGAGTAAAGAATAGTCAGCAGTAGCTTAATATAAGGTACTGATGGTTTTTCAATATTCCATAAGAATCTCAGATCTTTGGATAGTGTTACCTCTCTAGAAAACGCTCCATCTGAAGAAGTCCGACTTAAAAGTTGGAACACTTGGCCGCGCAGGTTTTTACACCAGCGAATGGCTTCCGCGTTTCCTCGCGTCGTCAAGACGATGAGGAACTTCTTTAGTAACTTTTCTAAAGGCAAAGGTAACTTGCTATTACGAGACTGGATTACTCCAGAATCGTGTGCAAGCCATTTGATAGTGACTTGCAAAAATTTTGAATAAGATAAAAGAAATTTTGTTTTATTCTTTATTTTTGTTTTCACTATATTTAATGGGTTGCTGGTAGGCACCACTGTTCATTCATATGGACAGTAAACAGATGATGGTCC